CTGGCGCCTGCGCTGCGGGGTTTCGAGTCTGACGGCGATCTGACGATTGTTGAAAGCGGGGTGCAGCTGGTGCGCGAGATGGCGGCGATTGCCCGCCTGGTGCGCGACAGCGGCAAGATGCCTGCGACGGCGGGGCTGGCGGTGGATGCCTGGGGCATGGGGCCGCTGGTGGACGCGCTGGTGAGTGCCGGGTTCGATCCCGGCGACGAATCTTTGAAACGTGCCGGGCACTTTTTCCCGGTGCGGCAAGGGGTCGGGCTTTCGAGCGCGATCCTGACAGTCGAGTTCAAGCTTGGCGACGGCATGCTGCGGCATGACGGATCGGACATGATGGCCTGGTGCGTTTCGAACGCGCTGGTGCAGCTTAGGGGACCAGCAGTGTTTGTCAGCAAGCCAGCCAGCGGCGCGGGGAAGATCGACCCGCTTGTCGCGCTGCTCAACGCCGCGAAGGCGATGGAGCTGGGGCCGGTGGCGGCTGAGTCTGCCGTCTCGGTTTATGCTTCGCGCGGATTGCTGGTGATCTGATGGGGTGGCTTCGCCAGATGTTTGGTCTGGAGCGCGATGGCGGTGCTGTGGCGTTGCCTGCCGCGCCTCGGGCCATGTCGTCGGTGACGGAGATTTCTGTGACCAGCCCGGCCGAACTGGACGAGGCGCTGCGGCGCGGCGTGGTTTCGGCTTCGGGCCAGTCGGTTAACGAACGGACTGCCCTGAAGGTGGCGGCAGCTTTTGCCTGCCTGCGCATCCGCACCGGGGCGATTGCCAATACACCGGTCGGGATCAAGCGGCGACTTGACGACCGCACGCGGGCCGATGCCACCGACCATCCGGCGTGGCTGCTGTTCAACCGCCGCCCGAACCGCTGGCAGACGCCAGCCCAGTTCAAGCGGATGATGGAAGCGCACTTGCTGCTGCGCGGGCAGGCCTATGCGGTGATAACGCGCGGGGCCAAAGCTGCGGCGCTGGCGCTGACGCCGCTGCACCCGGATCGCGTCGAGAAGGTCCAACTGCCAGATAACAGCCTGGTCTTCATCTGGACGCGCAAGGATGGCAGCAAGCAGGTGTTTCCGCAGGACGACATGTTCCATCTGGTCGGCCTGTCGCTCGACGGGTTCAACGGACTATCGGTGCTGGCCTATGCCCGCGAGGCGATCGGGCTGTCGCTGGCGATGGAACAGCACGGCAGCACGGTCTTTGCGCAAGGGGCAAATGTTTCCGGGGCGTTCCAGTTGCCGGAAGGCAAGCAGCTGTCGCCAGAACAGGCAGACTACCTGCGCGCACAGCTTGACGAATACCGCCAGGGCGGGTCGCGCGACGGTAAGGTGATCGTGCTTGAGGACGGGCTGAAATACCAACAGATGGCGCTGACCGCCGAGGATGCCCAGTGGCTGGAAGGCCGCGAGTTCTCGCGCACCGACATCTGCATGTTCTTTGGTGTGCAGCCGCACTTGATTGGGATCACGGCGGGCAACACCCAGCTGGGCAGCTCGATCGAGACGGTAGGGCAGGGCTTCGTCACCTATTCGCTGGAGGACAGCTTCGTCACCTGGGAGGAGGCGATCGGCCTTCAGGTGCTCGACTGGGTGACGAACCCGGAACTTTACGCCCGGTTCAACCGCAACGCGATGGTGCGCGGTGACATCAAGACCCGCTGGGAAGCCTACGTCAAGGCGCTGCAGTGGGGAGTGATGAGCCCGAACGACGTGCTGGCCGCCGAGGACGAGAACCCGCGCGCAGGCGGCGATATCTATTACGACCCGCCGAACACGGCGGGACGATCTGGAGGTGACAATGTCGATCCGTAACCTGCCGCAGGCGGCGGTGCCGATGCGCCCGCAAAATTTCCAATGGGACGCCCCGAGCGACGTTCTGGGCCGCTGGGCCGATTCCCCGCAGGCTGCAGCCAGCGAGGATGCCGCGACGATCACGATCTATGACGTAATCGGCACCGACTGGTGGACCGGCGAAGGCGTGACGACCAAGCGGATTTCCGCCGCGCTGCGGTCGATCGGCAACAGCCCGGTGACGGTCAACATCAATTCGCCCGGCGGTGACATGTTCGAGGGCATCGCCATCTACAACCTGTTGGCGGCACACCCGGAGCGGGTGACGGTCAACGTGATGGGCTTGGCGGCGAGCGCGGCGAGCATCATCGCGATGGCCGGTGACACGATCAACCTGGGCACCGGTTCCTTCTTGATGATCCACAATTCATGGGGCGTGGTGATCGGCAACCGGCACGACATGCGCGAGGCGGCGGATCTGTTCGACGGCTTCGACGGCGCCCTGGTCGACATCTACCACGCGCGCACCGGAATGAAGAAAGCCGAGATTGCCAAGCTGCTCGACGGCGAGACCTTCATGGGCCCCGATCAGGCAATCAGCCTTGGCTTTGCCGATGGCACGATTGCCGATCCGGCCCCGGCAGCACGAGCGCAGGGCGGGCCGGACAAGGCCTTGCTCGCCCGCCGGCAGACCGAAGCGGCCCTGGCACGGGCCGGATTTTCCCGCGGTGATCGTCAGCAGATGATTTCCGCACTTGGTGGAGCCCAGCGCGATGCAAGCGCCACCGATACCGCCGCACGCGATGTAGGCAAATTGCAGCCGGGCCTGAATGCCCTGATCGACACCTTCCGCATCTGAGGAAATCCACCATGAAGAAAATCAACCCAACCCGCCTTCGCGGGATCGCTGCCGTGCGTGCTGAAACGCCCGACATCACCGCTACCCTGACCGAACTTAACCGCACTTTTGCCGCGTTCCGCGAGCAGAACGACCGCCGTCTTGGCGATCTTGAGCGCGGCCGCGAGGACGTGGTCACCAACGAACACGTCGACCGCATCAACGCATCGGTCACCGAGCTGACCAACTTGGTCAACAGCCAGCGCGAGACGCTGGACGCACTGCGCCTCAACGGTGCCGGCGGCGGCGACGGTCTGACTGCCCAGGCGCGTGAACATGCCACCGCGTTCAACGCTTGGTTCCGCCGGGGTGACATGCCCGAAGCCACGCTTCGCGACCTGCAGGTGCGCGCCGCGCTGACCTCGCAGAGTGATCCCGATGGTGGCTTTGTCGTCCCTGAGGAAATGGACAGCGCGATTTCGCGGGTGCTTGCCACGGTTTCGGCAATGCGCGCGATCGCCCGCGTCGTCTCGACCGGTTCGCGCGATTATTCGCTGCTGGTCAACAAGGGTGGCTCGACCGCCAGCTGGGTGGGCGAGGAAGATTCGCGCGCCACCACCAGCACCCCCAACCTGTCGGAAATCACGATCGAGGCGATGGAACTGTCGGCTAACCCCGGCATTACCCAGCGGCTGCTCGATGATGCCAGTTTCGACGTGGCGGCGTGGCTGGCCGATGAAGTGTCGATCACCTTTGCTGAGGCCGAAGGCGCCGCCTTCATCTCCGGCGATGGCAACAAGAAGCCGCGCGGGTTCCTGTCCTACAGCACGGTGGCCAATGCCAGCTATGCCTGGGGCAGCCTCGGCTTCATCGCCACGGGTGCGGCGGCTGACTTCGCCGCAAGCAACCCGGTCGATAACCTGATCGACCTGATGATGGCGGCCAAGGCTGGTTACCGCAACAATGGCTCGTTCATCACCGCCGACGCCACGGTTGCCAAGATCCGCAAGTTCAAGGACACGACCGGGCAGTTGCTGTGGGCCCCACCCACTGCCGACCTGCCGCAGTCGATCCTCGGCAAGCCGGTGGTCACCGACGACAACATGCCGGTGGCGGGTGCAGGAAACTTCCTGATGGCCTTCGGTGATTTCCGCCGGGGTTACACGATCACCGACCGCACTGGCGCGCGCGTCACCCGCGATCCCTACACCAACAAGCCTTACGTCCAGTTCTACACGACCAAGCGCGTTGGCGGCGGTGTCTCGAACTACGAGGCGATTAAGCTGCTGAAGTGCTCGACCTGATCGGACGGGCTTCCTGATGCCTGCCCGGCCTTTGTGCCGGGCAGGTTTCTCCTTCATTTCCAATCAAGGAATTCGACATGCACGACCTTCATTCCCACACCAGCGTTGCGACGCTGATCGGCGCGGCTGCCCTGGCCGCCGACAACACCCCGGCGGCGGTGGATCTGCGCGGTTTCCAGTCGGCCGAAGTCGTCCTTGCCATCGGCATCGGCGGCATTACCTTCAGCGGCACCAACAAGATCGAATTTGTTCTGACGCATTCGGACGACGATTCGACTTATACCGCCGTCACCGACGCCGACATGCTGGGGGTCACCGGGATCACCAGCGGCATCATCAAGTCGCTGATCGCGGCGCATGCTGCAGCTGCCAGCTATCGCTTCGGCTACAAGGGCAACAAGCGCTACCTGAAGTTGCTGGCTGATTTCAGCGGCACCCACGGCACGGCCACGCCGCTTGCTGCGGTAGTGGTGCGTGGTGATCCCGAGCTGGCACCGGTCGCGGCGCAGGCCTGATCCTGAACGACAACAACCGAGGGCCGGGGCAGAGCGATCTGCCCCGGCTTTCCACGCCGCTGCCGGGTGCAGCTCAGTGGAAAGCCAGCACCTGCTGCGAAGAAGAAAGGTTAAGCCATGGCTCGTCAGTTTTCCGACGCGGTGCGCAATGCGATTTGTGATGTTTACGAATCGACCATCGGCGCTTCGGCGATCCTGCGGATCTATGATCTGACGGCGGGCGCTCCGGCGAACGTGGCGGCGGCGATCACGGGCACGCTGCTGGCCGAAATCACGCTGCCGAGCGACTGGATGGCTGCGGCTTCGGGCGGTACGAAGGCCAAGTCCGGCACCTGGTCGGATGCCTCGGCGAACGCCACCGGCACCGCAGACTTCTTCCGCGTCTATGCCAGCGACGGCACCACCTGCCACGATCAGGGCACGGTCACCGCGACCGGCTTCGGCGGCGACCTGACGCTCGACAACACCAGCGTTGCCAGCGGGCAGCCGGTGACGATCTCCAGCTTTGGCCTGACGGCGGGCGGAGCCTGATCTGATGCCATTTACTTCAGTAGACGATCTGATCGCAGGCTTTCAGCCGCCGGTGCCGGTCAACGCGCTGGGGATTACGCTGGCGGCTGTGGCGCATCGCCGCGCCTATACCTCGTGGTATCATCCCGGCAATCCGGGCGCGAACGTGGCGAACGCAGCCGGGGTCAACGGGCAGGCGGTTGATCCGTCGCTTGGGACTTCGGTGCAGGGCCGCATCCCGCGCAGCAATCCCAGCGGCGGCTTTACCGAGGCGCGGCTTGCGCGTCTGGCGATGCTGAGCAACACGGCGGGTTCACTGTGGCTGGTGGACCGCGTTTGGCAAAATTCCGGCCTGTCTGTCACCTCGACGGCGGCGCAGGCGATCACGCCCGCCGCCATCCCGGCGCGTGACCGCAATGGCTTGACAGACGGCGATGATATCTTCTTCGGCATCGAATGGAGTGCGACGGGCGGCGCGGGTGTGCCGACTGTTACACTGACCTACACCGACCAGGACGGCAACACCGGCAAAACGGGGACGTTCACTGCCGTCGCTGCGCCTCCGGTCGGCACGGTCGAACTGTTCTCTGCGCAGGCGGGTTCGCCGGGGATGCGCGCACCGACCAGCTTTCAGCAAAGCGCTACGCGCACCAGCGGCACGATGCACCTGGTGGGCTGGCGGCTGATCGCGCAACTTGATTTTCCGCAGGCGGGCGGGGCTGCGGTTGACCCGTTCAGCGGCGGGATGGCGCGCATTTATAACGACAGCGTGTTGCAGCTTATGTGGCTTCCCACGGGGACGACTGCGCCCGCCTTCATCGGCTCCGTTTCCGAAGTCTGGAAATAGGCGATGGCGATCACCACGAGGGCTGCCTTGCGCGCAGGGCTGCTGAAGCCTTCCCCGCTAATCAAGGCCACCGTTGGCAACTCGGCACCCCCGACCGGCCAGATACGCGGCTTCACAACCTGGTATCTCGGCGGCAATCCTCCGGCCAGCACAGCCAACGCGGCGGGCGTGAACGGGCAGGCAGTGACGCCCGGTCTTGGCGCGTCGGTTTCTGGGCAGGTTTACCGGGAGAACCCTAGCGGTGCGCTTGCCTATCTTGCAGGTGTCGGTGCAAGGGGTAGTTCGTTCCACGGCAGCGGGGTTTGGTTGCTGGTGGACCGGCTCTGGCAGAATAGCGGGCTATCCGCGACACTGACGACGCTGCAAAGCATCACGCCAGCGGCGATCCCGTCGCGCGATATGAACGGCGCGGCATTGGGACACGGCCTTATGGCTGCCACGGAATGGAGCGCGGCAGGCGGCGCGGGAACGCCAACGCTGACGCTGACTTACACCGATCAGGACGGCAACACCGGGATCACGACCACGGCGGCAACCTCTGCCACCCCTGCGGCGGGCGTGGTCGAGATTTTCCCGCTGGCGGCGGGCGATACCGGACTGCGGGCGATCACCGGCTATCAGGCATCGGCCACGCGCACGAGCGGGACGTTCCACCTGATTGTTTTCCGGATCATTGCGGTGATCCCGGCAGGTTCGCCGGTCGATCAGGATTTGCACGATGCGGTGCGGCTTGGGATGCCGCAAATTTACGATGACAGCGTGTTGCAGCTGATCTGGATCGCAGGGACGCACATAAGCAACACCAATAACGCGCTGCGCATTGTCGAGGCGCACGGCTGATGGCCCGCATTGACGATGGCGCCTTGCAGGACAGCCGGATCAATTCCGGGCTGCTGTGGGGCGGACCGTTCACGTCTGACGCGCAGGCGGCGATCTTTGCGGCTGAGTTTTTTGGTGCGGCGAGCGGCCCGGTCACTGGCGAGGCGTCGGGTACGCTGGAGCTGGGCGGCAGCGCGAGCGGCTCGGTTGCGGTCACTGGCGAGGCGGCGGGTACGCTGGACCTGACC